ACCATTGACTTTGACTTTAGTGTTGATGGAAAACTTATAATAAAACAAGCCATAAGCCGACTTAGCAGTGATACTTCTCCGAGTTTGGGTGCTCCGATGAATGCCGCAGGTCAACCAATCGGTAACGTAGAAATAACCCAAGAGGCAGTTGACAGTTTAAATGCAGTCCACGGAACGCAACTAACACTTGGCGACTTGGTTATCAGTAAAGGATATAGCGACACAAACTATTTGCCAAAAACCATTCCAGGGGGCGGCGTTCGCATTGCCGACGAACCATCTGACACAAGCAGTTACACAATAACAGCAAATGACTTGTTAAATGGAAACTTTAGGTCTTTTGCACATGGCCTTGCAGAAGCCGACACAGGAACTCCATACATTTTTACCAGCACCGGCACAGATCCATCTGGGGTAGAAACAGGCGAAACTGTTTATGTGCGAGCAGTGGACACGGATAACATAGGTTTATACGCATCACAAGCCGATGCTACCAATGGCACAAATCGTATATCTCTAAGCGGAGGTTCAGGTACTTTCAGTATCACAGAAACCGCCTACGATAGCAGTTTACAGGGTAACTGGCTTGACAATGTAGCACTTCCTCGCAAGAGTGTGGTTCGCCGTGAGGGCGATGCAATGACAGGTTTGCTCACACTCAGTGATCACCCCGGTGATCTAACAGGCATAAGAACACCCAATGGCTCAAGTGATTTACAGGCTGCTACCAAACTGTATGTGGACAACAGTTCCAGCGCAAGCCAAGTAAATCTTTTTGTTAGTACATCGGGGAATGATACACAGACAAGTACCCCAGTGGGTAAAAAAGGCAGAAACTCATCATACGCATATGCTAGTGTTAATGCAGCAACTCGTCGTGCATCAGAAATAATAGAAAGCAGTCCAGCAGAAATAGGACCATATTCGCAAACTATAACTTATAACAATGGCACAAGTAACAGCATAGTGGAAGCGAGAGGTTTTGACAATGCTATTGTAGATGGCAGTGGAAGCAGAATAAATGCCAAGAGATTGATAGATGCTAATAAAAACTTTATAGCAGCCGAAACAGTTGCATATTTGCAAAATCAATATCCTAACTTGCAATATGATTCTGATCTTTTTGTACAAGATATAAAATATATCTTGGATGCAGTTGGTCTAGACATACAGTTTGGTGATAATGCAAATGGCCTGAGTGTGTGGACTGGTAAAAGATTCTACAATAATATAGAACGCGAAAGAAACATATTTAACAATATAACTGAAACAAAAGCCGGTATAGAATATGCCCGCAGCATCGTAGTTAATAATATTGTAACGAATACTGATGTTCCGTTAACATATCAATCACGATACACACAAACAAAAAATCTTTCATTTGCCATAGATAACGCTGCTGATAATGCTATTGGCTCAAGATTTGATGATATTATAAGTGTTCTTGATGACGGTGTTCTAAATGCACCCAATATCAATGAAGGGACTGTTATCTACAAAATAAGTATGTCAAATGGAAACTTTGGTTTCGTGGATCAGGGAAATCCCACAAATACAGATATTATTCCAGGAAAAGTTATCCGAGGCAAAACTAGTGGTGCAAAAGGTATTATAATAGAATACAAAAGTGAATCTGGATCTGTTCCCGTTGACATTGCTGAAACTGACGAAGTAGAGTTAAAACTACTAGAACCCATAGAGTTTATGGTTGGAGAAGAACTAGAATACGGAAATGTAGTCAAAGAACAACAGGTTACAGTAAAAGTAGAAAGCGGCATATACTATGAAGACTATCCGATACGTGTTCCTGCTAATGTAAGTATCGTGGGAGATGAGTTCAGAAGAGTTATCATCCGTCCCAAAGATCGAGTGAGTCAATCTCGTTATGCAAACTTATATTTCTATCGAGATTCAGAGTTTGACGGACTTGTGCTAGGAAATGGTGAAATAGGTGAAATAAAAAATATCACTGGAAACGGAAACAACATCAGCAGAGCCAGCGGCTTAGGCGACAGCACAGCAGAAATATACAGCATAACAGATGATGATTATACCACCACGGGTTCTGGTTCTGGTGCAACATTCACAACGAGTATATTTGGCGATGGGAGCGTAGACATATCAATCACTGATGGTGGCACAGGATTCCTCGCAGATGATGTGATAATAATACCGGATAGCGCCATTGGCAACTATGGTGGACCAGATATACAGTTTTCTGTTTCAAAAACAGAGAATGGTACTCCATACGTAAATCCATTGACGAACGAAATAGATGGATATTTTGGATATCATTATTTGAAGAATCCAACTGTGCCTTTTTCAACAGGGCCGGGTTACACAAATGCTGGAGAATGGAATACTGCATCAACTATTTTGAAAGACAACCTTGAGTTCATAAAAGAACAAGTAGTAGAGTACATAGAAAGTGCTTATCCGAGCGTGGTTCTAAAACCGGGGTACAGCACTAGTATTATACAGAAAGATGTAGACATTATAGTAAACGCTTACACTAATGATTTGATTCGTGGAGGAAACGAAAGTGTTCTGGAAGCACAAGGCAATGTGTATACCTATGCCATAGAAAATGATCTTTCAACAGAAACACTAGCAGGTTATAACTATATTACAACAATAGTTGAAAAACTTTTCGTAGGTGAACAACCAGATACTATATATGGCACAGGTTTAACGTATCCAACAGCCGATACATTCAATGGCAGTGCGTTAGCCGATGAATGGAGTAGTGAAACCGAGTATGCCGAAGGCGACAGGGTAAAGTTTACTCAAAACGATTCCACAGAAGGCCATTGGGTTGCAAAAAGTGATCACACAAGTGGTGCAGATTTTCTTCTAGAGCGTGCCACTTATTGGACAGAAATAGAAGGACCAATACAAACAGTAGAAAACTTTGACTTAACAATCAGTTTTGCATTCAACCAAAACTATAACCCACCACTGCGAAATGATCAACTGGATGCCTTCTTGATGAATGATGGCACCATTCTGAGAAACATAACAGCACAAGGCCATGGCGGTTTCATGTGTGTTCTTGATCCAGAAGGCCAAGTGATAACAAAAAGTCCATACATACAAACAGGCAGCAGTTTTAGCAAAAGTTTGAACAAACAGGCATTTCGTGGAGGCATGTTTGTAGATGCTTTCTGTGGCAATAGCGTTGCTCGCGTTACTGGAAAAGTAGATGCAAATGCTTTTAGGCTTTCTGTGAATAGTCCAGCAAACCAAGGGTTATTTATCAGAAAACCACAAGTTCCCTGTGTATTTTACATAGACGGAAGGCGTTTTCAAGTTGATGAAATAGCAAAATATGACCAAGACGCCGGAACTGCTGAACTTGTACTGGCCAAATCTAGTAATCAAGGAAATGGTTTCAGTGGAATAACTAGCGTAAGCACATCAGGTGTCAACTTGGACAGTGCAAGCATATCTAATCCAATCAGCATCACTCTGCAAACTGCAGGAAACCGCAGTATGCTAGGAAATGATTTCACTCAGGTAAATGATCTGGGCTATGGTCTAGTTACTGCGAATGGTGCATTGAGTGAAATGGTAAGTATGTTTACTTACTATTGCTGGGCAAGTTATTATAGCAAAAATGGTGGCCAAATAAGAAGTTTAACTGGCAGCAGTTGCTATGGTGAATATGGCCTTATTGCAGAAGGTGCTGATCCAAATGAAATACCCGATCCAATAATACTTGATCAAGATATGGTTCAACCCGCAAAATCTGTAAATGCACAGGTAGTACTAAAGGTAAACACACCTCTTATCTTAGAAACTGGTGACATAATAACTCAAGAAAATACAGGTGCTTCCGGAGTTGTGGCTGTAGATACAGGAGTGTATGGAAATACCATCATTTACTTAGACTCTGTATCTCAAAGTTTTAATACATTGGACTACCTACTGGTGGATACAAATGCAGACGGTGAAGTAGACGATAGCACTGTTATTGTTCCATACGCCATTGAAACTATAAATGCAAACAATCCAGCAGAATCTTTGTCAATGCATGTTTATGATTTGAAAAATGTTCCAACAAACTCAAGTGAGATTGACATTTATCATGAAACATCCAAGAGATTTATTCGTTATGAAGTTTCAAATATAAGCCTAGTAAATCACCACGTGGGCCGTTATTATAGTATAAACGATGAGATTCCAGCAATAGTAACGACCGTCGCAGGAACAGGTGCTATATTCAGTATAGACAAAACCATATCAAATAATGAATACAGTGTTATCATAGACGCAGAAGGTGAAAACTACTCAGTAGGTGACACTTTTGTGATAGATGGAAGTTATCTTGGTGGGCAAACAGCAACACACGATGCTACCATAACAGTAACTGCAACTACAGGTGCTGGAAAAATAATACAAGTATCTATTAGTGGAACAATGTATACTGATCCAAGCACACCGGTATATAGCGGAAGAATATATAAGTTAAACTTTGCAACATCAGATATTACATATGCCCAATCTGGTCTGATAGAAAGTGTAGCATGGGGACAAGATATTAACTATCGCCAAAATACAAATCACGTTCTATCTGATATATCCGCAACTAATACTCTAGAAACTAGGCCGAGTACTGCTATAATATTTGATGAAAATCCCAGCCAAGTGTATCGTAGTATTTCATTTGATTCCTCAACCATTTTAGGAGACCAACTTTCATCAGAAAAAACACTTACAACATTTGATAGCGATTATGATTATATAACCTTACGAGTAGAAAATGCAAAAGCACAAAAAAGTTCTACCGATGTATGGGAAACGGATAGTTCTCCAGTAGGCGGTGGAAGCACACTAGGTGCAAGCGTGGGTGATACTACGATAGCAGTTCAAGCAACAGCAGATAATAATGAAATATTCCGTTTAAATAACAATGTCAGAACACCCAGTGATAATCGCCCAGAGGGGTGGACTTCTACATCTCTAACAGAAGCACCAATATTCACATGGGGAGGGAAAAAATACTACATATTTAACTACAGAGGCGTGGGCGAAGATGACCAAGTAGAAGATATTGGCCTAAGTAATACATATGCATTGGTTGACATAGCCGATGCTGGTGATGAAATAAATCAAATACCCACGAGTGGTCTAAGTAAATCATTGGTCCTAGATGAAGATATAGCAGAAATAAGAGCAGGTTTGAAAGCAGGAGCCACTGGAACTATAACAACCAACATTAGTACATGCCGTGCAACAAGCCATGATTTTCTCGATATAGGCACTGGTGGATACAATACAACAAACTATCCCAATGTCATTTTTGGTGATCCAAAAACACCAGATCAAAGTAAAGAAGTTGAAGAAAGAACCAAGGGCAGAGTATTCTATGTAAGCACTGATCAAGATGGTATATTCAGGGTTGGAAGATTTTTCAACGTAGACCAAGGCACTGGGGATATCACGTTTAGTGGAAGTTTGTCACTGTCAAACGTCAATGGTATTGGTTTTCGCCGTGGAGTTACAATAAATGAGTTTAGCACAGATACCAGTTTTGCTGATAGTGCCACTGATACTGTCCCAACTGAAAATGCCACGCGCGGTTACATAAATAGAAGATTAGGGTTTGACGACTCGGGTATCAGTGTTTCCAACCCAATAGGCCCAGGAGTCTTAACACCCAACGGGGCTGTTCCGCTCATTAATGATTTAAATGCTGGTAATAATACTATAAAAAATCTAAAAGCACCAGCAGACAGCCAGGATGCAGCAACAAAAGCATACGTAGACACAACAGTGAGCAACAATGATACACTGGAGAGCAAGCGTGATGTACAACAAGATTCTGTTGCAAAAGATCAACTGTTGGTAACAACTGGATATAAAAAAGTTATACTTGGAACCGCAACAGAAGGTGTATTTGATGATTTCACTATAGGAAGTAATATATCTGGTTCACCAAGTGGAGCAACAGGAACTATTATAGACAGATATACAACAAGTGAAGTAGAAGGATTTGTATTACATCTAATCTTTGAAACCACCAGTGGAACATTCCAAGGCAATGATTCTATTGCTATAGTTGGAGTTGCTGCTGCGCCTGTGGTTGATGGGCCTATGGATGAATGGGCTAATGGTGTTTGGAGTGCAGGCAGTGATATACAAATAACCGGAACACGCCAAGTAACGCAAGTGGGTGGGCTTCCGAGTGAAAGATATACTGAACTTGATATACAATATAAACCCAACACCATAACAAATAGTGATGTTAATGCTAGCGCAGCCATTGCGCAGAGCAAACTGAATATTAATACAGCCACAACAAGAGCAAATGCCAGTGGTATTTCATACAATGATTTAGGTCTATCTAGTTTTGCCAGCGATAACTTTGATGTCACAAATGGATGGGTTTCTCTCAAGAATAACGGAGTTGCACTAACAGATATTACCCAAGTATCAAGTAAAACTGCTTTGGGCAATAACACCGGTGGAACAGCAAATGTATCTCAAGTACCATTCAGTGCTATAGTGACCGAAGGGGGAGGATTAGTTGACTCAGATTTCATAGCAATAGTAAGTGCAGGCGGAGATCCCGGCGAAGCATTAATAAAAACCGGTTCCGGAACATATGGCATAAGCAATGTTACCGTCACTGGCGAAACTAATAGTATTGTAAAAACAAATGCCACGGGTGATATTCAAGTCAACAGTTTGATACTTGGAGGAAACAGTAACTACAAAGTATTGAGTTTGAGTGGAACTACACTCCAGATAAAAACCCCAGCACAAGCCACAGTGCTTACCGCAACCGGAAGTAGCAATATTACAGTTGACATTCCCGGAAACTTGGATATCGGAGAAACTGACGTAAGTGAAAGTGTATTACAAAGTGCTAACCAGAGTGGAGAAAGTTGGCTTGGTGTTGACTGGATATACAGCCGCTTTATAGAAGCAGCCGATGAACGTGGTGCAGCAAGCACAGGTATCTCGATAGGAGCAAATACAGGCAAAACTGCTGCAGGAGAAGTTGGCATAGTTACCAGTAACTTAAATAACTCAAGTTTAATGCCATTTATATTCAGCAAAACGGGCGCAATACCTGACACTGATGATACATACGCTATTGGCAGTGATAGTAGAAGATACGCTGAAATATTTGTAACAACACTCAATACTGTTAATATAGAAGCACTTTCTGCCGACCTTGCAGAAAACTACTTGGCAGATTCGGAATATGAACCCGGAACGGTGTTAATATTTGGTGGCGACCATGAAGTGACCACCACCACCAAAAAAGGCGACACGCGAGTCGCTGGCGTAGTGACCACAAATCCCGCAACCATAATGAACAGTGCACTCGAAGGTGATTACGTTGTAGGAATGGCACTCCAAGGGCGTGTTCCGTGTAAAGTGCTGGGGCGTGTAAAAAAGGGAGATATTCTGGTAACTGCGTCCGTGCCGGGTTATGCAATCGCAACTGATAATCCACAAGTAGGAACAGTAGTAGGAAAATCACTGGAAAATAAGGATAACCCCGAAAAAGGCATAATAGAAGTAGCAGTAGGCAGACTATAAACAGGAAGATACAATGGCTAAACAACTGATAAACTTGGGCACAAGCGCTAACAGCGGAGATGGTGATGTATTGCGCACTGCGTTTGATAAAATAAACGATAACTTTAATGAACTTTATGATGCAAACGTGAACGATCCCGGCGCTATTGCAAGCAATCTTGCCCCCAATGCAGATGCCACATATAACTTGGGCACTGCTGAAAAGCAATGGGCTGATATTTACGTTAAGGATTTTATTTACCTAAACGGCACCCGCTTGAGTGTTGATAGTAATGGAAATCTTATCATAGGCGGAACTGTCCAGCAAAAATATGATGTAGTTGCTAGTGTGTTCGCGGATGATAGCACGCTACTGGTAGATGGTGTTAACGGAGAAATAGTAGGCCCCGTGAGAGATTTGTCTGTTCTTGGCGAAACAAGCGAAATACCTGCAGTTACTGGCACAGTAAACAGTTGGCTCAAAGTAACAGTAAACGGGAGTGTTCATTATATCCCATTGCACAAATAAGGAAAAAAAATGGCTATTCAAACTATAAACGTGGGGCAAATCGCAAATGATGGGACAGGTGATGATCTGCGCGAAGCCTTTATTAAAATAAACAATAACTTTCAAGATCTAGACCTTCGCAATGATGAAGCCACCACTGCCACCAACTTGGGTTCTTCTGGGGAGGGTGTATTTGCCAGTAAAGTAAACTACGAGTTACAG